AGTTAAACCCGTTGGGGGGAAAGATCGCTGACCAGATTGGATCATCGTGGCGAAACACTTGACCGTGCAGTGCCCGATGGCTTGGGCGCGTCTTGCCGTCCAGGATCGCAACGTACATCCAGTACGGATGGGTGTCTGTGGTTTCCTCCATGTTGGCTTTACGGCCGGCCATGTAGGCGCTTTGCAGGTTGGTCTGGTAGATCGTTTTGAGCCGGCGTGGGCTGCCTAACTGGACCAGCTCACCGACGCCGTCGCTATCGACGATGACCTGTTGCCCCCACCAGCCCTGTGCCTCCAGAGTGGGTTGCATGCCCTCGGTGAATTGCTTGAGGGTTTGCCCTTCCTGGAGCGCTGTTTCCAGCGCCCCCCGAATATCTGATAACAGATCGAGTCGCATCGCCTTTGCGACGGTAAAGGATTGATCGTGGGCCTGGTCGAGCATCTCCTGCCAATCCCAAGTGATCGCGTACCCCTTGAACTTGAGGTAGGCGACGGCCTTGGCTGGCTCAAGGCCAAAGATGGCTTTGAGGTCGGTCGGGCTGAGGCGTTTCTCTGTGACGGCCATGTCAATCCTCTCGGTCGGCGCTGGCGCTCAGGCGGCCCCAGGTGTCGGCAACGAACAGCAGATTGGCGAGTTGCTCCTGGAACGCCTGGCCGTCCATCTGTGGGAACGCCTCGGCCAATAGGCCAAGGGCCTCTGAATCATTACGTGCGCGTTGTAGCGCCTCAATGAACGGGGCCACAACTTGTTCGGCCTGTTGTTGCAACGCGGCGGTGGGCAAGCTGTCGATGGCCTGATCGAGGGCGATCTGATCCAGTAGCGGTCGTACGGTTGGCTCGGCAAATTCCGGTGACTCAGCGCTGGCCACCGCCTCATTGATATCGCCGTCCTGCAGGTTGTAAGTGCGTTTCCAGTACGCGCTGGTGAACTTCACCCCGGACTCGGTCAACGACTTGTCGCGTTGGGCCAATGTCTTGTCGATTTCCTCCTGTTCCCACAGCTCATACAGCGGCGCCACAACGTCGGTGCCGAAGTTGAGGTCTACGACCAGGCGAATACAGGCATTCAATGACGCGGCAACAATGCCCGCATCACCGTCGCGAATGTCTTTGGTGACTTCGGCACCTGCTGTCGCGCTGGCGCGGTTGCTATCTTTTTCGGTGGTCTGGTTTTGCCCGAGCATGGCCACGTTGATTTCACTGCGGCAGTACTCCAACAACTCACGGTAAACATCGGCGCTGCCGGCCTTGCCAGCGGCTTCGATGATCTGCACGCTGGAGTCGTCCGGGATGGCCGCGACGGCGTCTTGCACCATGGCCTCAAGGCTATCGAGCAACAAATCAGTTTCACCATCAGTGGCGCCGCGTGGGTGTTTGCCGATGACCCATGGGCTGCCGTACTTCTCCGTGAACTGCACCCAGAACTTCAGGCCGCCTTTCATGAAGGTTGCCGGCCAAAAGCACATGCTGAGGTCCGGGAAACCATAAGGGTTGGCGTAGGTCGCGTCCTGCCGGGCGACGATAAAACGCTGCGGATCGCACAGCTCGCCGTCTTGGCCAGCCTCTTTGGAGCGAAAACGCAGCGCGTTGTCCTTGTCGTAGAAGAACCATTCGGCGGGCTTGCCGAGCAAGTCTCCCGGTACCAGGTTCATGCCCACCGGCTGCCACATCAGCTCGACCGGCTGATAGCCAAACAGGGGCGCGTCGAGCAGCTCGCGAATGATGCGGTCCAGGTCAAGATCCGTCAGCCAATCGCGAATAAAACTTTCCACCTTGATGGGCGCATCGCCGCGTTTGATGCCGCGCTCCAAAGCCAGCACCGAGGCCTTGCGACGACGAACGTTGCCGCCAACCAATGCCGAGCTGCGCAGGTCGCGGTACACCGTTATGTCCTTGCCCTGGGCCTTTAGGATCGGGTCCGGGTTCGGCAGGTTGGCCCCGCTGGAGCCGCCCGCATTGGACCGCCCACGGGTGGCAATGTGCTGGTCCAGCGTGGAGCTGCGCTTGGCATCGGCAAAGCTGACGAATTCGGTGGGGCTGACCCACAGGCCTCTTGTGTTCATGCGTACCCCTGGGTAATGCGTTTGCCTTGACGGCGGCGACGTGATTTGACGGAGACAGGACCGGAGGCGACTTCCAGCGTGGCGAAGTTGGCAAGCGCACCAGCACCCGCGAAGTCGCCGTGGCGATACAGGTCTGGATCTTTCAGGTCTTGTGAGCGGGCCTTCATGATCATAGGGATGCCGTCGACCATTTCGATGGCGCGCACGTCTTGGTGCAATGAGTCATCGAGCGGCAATGTGATGGTGGCGTCCTCGAACAACTGCACGAACTTGGGCATCCAGGCGCCGTACCAGGAGCGGCTGATCTTCACTTGCTGAATGCGGTTATGGCCGAACTCATCGGCTGTCTCTTCGGCGAGTGTTTCGCCACTGCCGGTGGCGTCCAGCGCGGCACCGACAAAGCGCGGCAGTCCACGCAGGATGTAAAACAGGACCTGTTTTTGTTGGCGGGTCGGCACCTTGTGCATCTCCACCACAAAGGGCACATCACGGTGCCGAACCTGATCGACCGACATCGGGCAGATGATTGAGAAGTCCCGGTGCCTGGCGTAGTCCATGCCCAAGAAGTGACGCAGGTCAGGCGCCAAAACCTGCTGCATCAAGGGCGTCAGATAGCGCCCGATCCAGTCATCCACATAAGCTTCGCGGCGATACACCGGCTGTTGGGTGAAGTCATCGTCCAACGCCAGGCGCAGTACCACCCGGCCGGGGCGCATGGCCTCATCGATCCACACGCCGGGAATGCACACGCCATTGCCGTCGCGGGGGATCGCATCAAGCTCTTCACGCATCTGCGCCTTGCGTGGCCAGTAGGCGTTGCGGATCTTCTTGTACCAGGCTTCCTTCTCTTCGGCCGTAGCGACCTTGCCGGCCATGAAGCACACCCGCTCAAACAAGCCGTTGGCCACAGCGTCGTCAAAGGTGGCCCGGTAGACTTCGGCGCTGTCGCCGTAACGTTTGTCCCGGATGTCGTTGACCATCTGGTTGAACGCGTTGCCCTTGCCGTTGTGGGTACTGATGATGACGATCCGACCGCCCCAGATCAGCAACGCCGTGGCGGCATCGAGGACGGCCGACACGTCACGGTGAAACGCGGCTTCGTCGATGATGACCTTGCCCTGCAAGCCACGCACGCCGGCTGGGTTGCTCGACAGTGCAACGATCTTGAAACCGGAGGCGTAACGAATGCGGTAGGCATTGATCTGGCGGGTGTTGCCGGCTTCGTCCTGGTCATCGAACAGGAACTCCTCGATCTCGCTGACGCCCGATGCCTGAGCCTCAGCCATTACCCGGCTGAACTTGGCGCAATAGCCAATGAACTCCAGGCCTTTTTCCTTGGTGTCGCCAATGTAAAAACAGTCCATGCCGCCCGCGACTTTTTGCGAGGCGGCGGTGATGACCGAGTCCAGCGCTTCGGCAAAGGTGATGCCGGTACGGCGGCCTTTTTCACAGAGTTTGATCTGCGCGTCGATGCCCAGCCATTCCGACTGGTGAGCCATCAGAATCCCGTCATCGAGCGGGTTGTAGCCCTCGGGGATTTCCCGGACGCTCGGTGGCAGTTCGTCCCATTCGATGACGCGCAGCGTACTGGATGAGGGTTTCATCGTTTCACACCCAGAAATTTCTGGCGCCAGAACATCGCCTGGTCTTCGGTCATGCCTTTGGCTTTCACCGCGCTGTCCAGTTCGGCGGCTTGCTCCTGGAGCAAACGGTCGCGGGCCGCTTTTTCGATGACCTGACGTTCCTTCACGCTCATCGTCCGCGCTTCCATGGTGGCCTTCGCGGCGCGGGCCAGGGCCGAGACTTCGGCGATGGTCACTTCATCCTTTTCATGGGCGCCCATGGCAGCCTGGTAGGTCAGCGTCGAGATGGCCTCCACCAACAGCACACCTGTTTTGTCTGAGGCGTCTTCGCCGAACGCGCCCACGAACGCTTCGGCCATTTCGCGCTGCTGGCGGACTTTGTCGGTGAGTTCGTCAAAGCCGATTTTGAAACGGCCCAGCGCACTACGGCTTGGGGCTTTCTCATTGGGGAAGCGCGCCTGAATATCGGCCAGCATGTCGTCCAGGGTCATGCGGTCTTCGCGCAATAGCTTCTGGATGTAGGCCTTGACCATTGAAGGCAGACGATTGATGGAGGACTTGCCTGCCATGGTTACGCCCCCGGCCGTTTGATACCGGGAACACGAGCGCGTCCTGCAGCAATGTCCTGTCCGCGCTCATTGAGCGTGGCTACCAGCACGGGGCCAACATCGGCAACGGTCAATGCGCCTTGTTCGGCCAGCCAGTTCAATTCGGTTTTCACCTGGTCACGGCTGAGTGTATGCCCGTAGCTGTCCAGGGCCATGGTCAACACGGAGCTGTTGGCGCGATAACCGGTCATCTCGGCCAATAG